ATCAAAGTTATTAATATTTATATAATGAGGTTCAATTTGCAAAATATTCTTTCCATTCTTTGTGAGTTATTGAATCAAAATCAAATGTGTAGTTAGTATTTAATGTATGTATCGTTACATTCTGCCAACAATATTTATGGTTGTATGGGTTACTTTTTTTACTACAAGTAAAATACATATCTGGAAGTAATTTGAACGTACTATTAAGTCTTTCAGTAAATCTTTTTAAACTGATCCAACGCCGAGGAAATTCTGTAGTAACAATTACTGCATCAAGTTTTATTTTTTTAGCAACTTCTACTTGTAATGGAATAAAAATATCACTCCATAGATGTTGCATATTATCTGTATTAGAATTATATCCTAAACCTTTACGTCTATATTTTGGATTTTTGTAAGTAGATTGTAAACCTCTACCGACATTGCCCCAACGTTTACTATATAATCCACTAAAAGCTATAAGAGTATTGCCTTCTAACATTACATGAAAACAATCATAATCTCCAATTTCATTTAACAATTTTTTGTAATTTTTTTCGTTATGTAAATTTTGTTTGTATAATGTTTCTAGTTCTTTTTCAATAATACTTAATATTGTTGGGTTTGGTTTATTAATAATATCTTCAATAACCATATTCATTTAATTTTACATCCTCAAAAAATGGAGCGCATTTCCAATCTTTGGTAATACGTCCACGATATTCATTTTCAGAATCAACTAAACCATCTTCATCAACTTGCCAATCAATAAAACGTATTAGTACATTTTTATATTCATATACTATAGAAGTTCCACAATTTTTAATTTGGTGGCTAGATTTTTTAATGTCGAATTTATTTTTAAAAATATCAACCAATTCTTCAATAGTGTATGTATAATCTTTGCCCAAATTACGGCCAAGTAGACCTACACTTTTAAAACGAAGTATAGGTTTAACTTTAAATTTGTAATTTGTTTCTTCCATAGCATTAAAAAACAAATTAATTTGATCGTCTATTGTATGTTCATTAACACCTTTTGCTATAATAGTTCCGGTATTAATAATCATATTTTCTAACATACAATTATGTAGAGCCCTAACTTTTAATTTAGAATACTTTCCATTATCTAAAATTTTATAAACTTCATCATCATTTGCACCATTCATTGATATTAAACAAAGACGTAAACCAGCATCTTTTAATTCTTTAACATATTCTTTACGGCCGAGTTTTAAACCATTCGTAGTTAAACTAACCTTATGTCCTAATTTTTTAACATTACGAATTATATCTGGTAAATCTTCTCGTATTGTAGGCTCAGCACCTATTAATCTGATATAAACTCTCTTGGGCAATTTTTCTAGAAAAGAATATAATTTGTTGGCATCCATATCGGGAATTTCTCGATTGGGAATATAACAATTTGCACAAGACATATTACAACGATGAGTTATATCAGCCACTAATACATCAAAGATATTATCTTCAGGAAGTAATTGGTAATATTTCATTACAAAAAATTATGTATTATTAAAACTTATCTCTCCGTCAATTTCTTCTTTAACAGTCCAACCATCAGATAAAAGTGTTGCAACACTATTAGTTCTGCTTGTTTGGCCAGCTTGTCTAGTTGATCTGTAGTTAGAATAGTTTTCGGGCGTCCATGTCCGAGTTTCTATTAGAGTTGTTGAATTTTCTAACTCCCTAACAACGCTTTTCATGTCAGAATCAGAAACATTATATGGTAGAATAGACAATATATCATTCAATGCATCTGTTACATTAGCAAAGGATCCTGCAGATTTTATATATGTTAATTTTTGTGTTATATCCATAGTAATATTTATACACTATGTTTTATTTATAAATAAACCAGAGGATAAGCAGCAAAAGATTATAAATAGATATATAATAAGAGATAAACATCTAGGATACTCTATATGGCATCAGTTATAAAAGTTAAACGTTCAGAAGTATCGCTTAACGCACCCACTACAAGTGATTTGGCCGTAGGCGAAATTGCTATTAATACTGCTGATAATAAACTCTACATTAAAGATAGTACTGGTGCTATTAAAGAAATTGGAGGAGGTGCAGGTGTTAGTTTGCATGACGTACTCACCACTAACAATTCTTCAACAGAATCTATACATCTGAATGGTTCTACTATTATCTTTGAAGGTGCTACTGCTGATGCATTTGAAACAACAATAACAGCTACAGATCCACTTCAGGATAATACTTTAACATTACCTGATCAAAGTGGATTAATAACAACGGAAGCTGATGCACTAGCTTTTTCAGTAGTGTTTGGCGGATAATTTATGGCAAGTTCTTTTAAAAATGCGGGTGGCGCTGTAGGACAAACTGATGATGCTACGGCAAATATATATACTTGTCCGGCATCTACGCAGGCTGTATTACACGCAATTTACTTATCAAATACATCAACAACGAATGTGGGTAGAGTAGATATTAAAGTAACAATTGATGGAGGTTCAACCTTTCGTCATATAGGAAAATATTTAGAAGTTATGGCTCAAAATACTTTAGTATTAGATAAACCAGTTAATTTAGAAACTGGAGATATAATTAGGGTTGTTGCTGATGTTAATCATATAGAAGCTTTCATTAGCATTTTAGAGGTTTCATAATATGTCGTATATCACACAGACAGATACTTTTTCAGAAAATGGTCGATCTTGGTGGCCTGAAGCTGCAGTTCATATTTTGCATAGAGATGAAACTGGATTGCTAACATATAAGAAAGTTTATGTTCAAGGCAACGATACGATTGAACTAAATAGTGGAGAGGGATTTGCTTTCGGATCATTAGATGCTTTACTTGCTGGTGTAGATGCTTCTGGAAATAACATCAATGAATCTCAGTGGGGAGTTGATGAATCTGGACAAGAATATTATGAGGATAATATTGGAAATAGAGCATTTGAACAGATGTCGATAAGCAGAGATAAAATAACTTATTATTTAAACAGCGACGGTAACTTAGTCGCTAGACACGAACAGAATTTTACTTACGCTGCCGCACAAGACGGCGCAACAGAAAACTGGATAGGATAAAACAATGGCAGATTTTGTATTAGGAAGATTAAGATTTCATTTTAAAGGCGATTGGGTTACTGCTACAGCATATATCAAAGATGATTGTGTACGCTATGGCGGTAATGTTTTTGTTGTAAAGTCAAATCATACTTCAAACGCAGATTTTTATGTAGACCTTACCGCAAGTAAATTAGAAAAGTTTACAGGCGGCCATGAATTTAAAAACACTTGGGCAACTACAACATACTATAAGGTAGATGATGTTGTACAGTGGGGTGGTAAAACTTATATCGCTAACCTTGGACATACGTCGGCCGCAAGTCTTTATGATGATGAAGCTAAATGGACAGAGTTTACCTCTGGATTTGCTTGGTTAGGAACATACACAAACGCTACAGATTATAAACTTAATGATGTAGTGAAGTATGGTGCTTCTACTTATGTTTGTACCACACAACATACAGCTGGTTCAACATTAGATGGAACTAAATTTACATTGTTTGCTTCAGGTTTAGAGTTTGAAGATAGTTGGGTAATAGGTACAAATTATCAATTAGGCGATATTACAACTTACGGTGGTTATAGTTATGTTGCTGCGAGAGATAATATTGGAGTTGTTCCTTATAACAATACTCTAGATTGGAGTATTTTATCCACAGGTTTTAAACAGAAAGGACAGTATAATAACGCAACAGCATATAGTCCTGGTGATGTAGTAATCTATGGCGGGCATTCTTTTTCTGCCAAGGTTGATACTACAGGTAACGCACCAGATTCCGCAACACACTGGGAATTGGTTGTTGAAGGCTTAACATGGAAAGATGCTTGGACTGATGCTACTGTATATAGTCCTGGTGATACTCTTGGCCATATTGCTAATGCATATCGTTGTAAATTAACTCACACATCAAATAATGGTGTCAATGATCCAGTAACAGATAGTGCTGGTACTTATTGGGACCTAGTTGCTGAAGGTGATTCTGCTGCAGTAATGTCTGCACAGGGCGATCTGCTCACACGAAACCCAACCGCAAATTATCGTTTGCCGATTGGAGCCGCAGGTTCTTATTTACGATCTGACGGAGCCGATCCATCTTGGGAAACAGGACCGATTGGAGTTGCAGATGGTGGCACAGGACTTTCAACAGTTGCTGTTGACACATTAGTTACAGGTAATACAGCAGGTGCATTAACATCAGAAGCAAAGTTGAAGTTTGTAGATATTGGTTCCGGTGCAATGCAATTGCAGGTTACTGGTGGTGTAGATATTCAAGGTGCACTAACGACAGTATGTTATGATGTTAGTGGAGATACTGTTCTTGCTACTGCTAGAATTACAGACTTAACAGATGGACGAGTAGTAATTTCTGGCGCTTTAGGTGAGATTGAAGATGACGCTAATTTTACATGGAATAAATCTACAAGTCTCCTCTCTGCAACAAAAATTTCTATAGGCACATCCGCAGTAATAGCAAGTGCTTCAGTTGCAGACTTAACAGATGGACGTGTAGTGGTTGCAGGCGCTTCTGGAGAATTAGAAGATCACGCCGCTTTTACTTATAATGGAACTACGCTTGCTGTTGATTCGCTTGATGTAGATAACATTAAAATTAATGGTAACGTAATATCGTCAACGGATGTAAATGGTAATATTACATTTACACCAAATGGTACTGGTGGACTTATATTCAGTACAGTTGCAACACAGTCTACTGCACCTAGTATAGGAACTCATGTAACAAATAAAGATTATGTTGATGAACAAGCTGCACCTGCTACAACAGCATTGCAGATAAATCAAACGACTGGTGCTTTAACACACATTGTTTCAACGAACTTTAATGTTCCAGCTCAAGTGGCAGATTTTGGACAAGATCCTGCTAATTCAGTGTGGTTTGCTGCAGGTGAAGGTGCTACATTAGAAATTGATGCAAAAGGACACTTACAACTAAACGTTGCATAAAATAAGGAAAGTATAGAGGATTAATTAAGATGTCAGTAACAACAACACAAATAGGAAATTTACACTTCAACTATAAAGGCGATTGGGATTCTGGTACAGCTTATGTAATAGATGATGTAGTACAGAGAGGCCTCACTGATTTTGTTTGTCTTTCGGCACACTCGAACAGTACTCCTTCTATTGAGAGGGAATTAACATATGATGTTACAGTAGCTGCAGGCACACAGTATCCAAGTGGTGCGGGAAATACTTTTCATTTTGCTGGCCAAGGTATGGATAATCCTGCGGCACCGGCCGATAATCCGAAATTAGTTATTAGTAGAGGTGAAACACATCATTTTAAACAAGATGATGCTACTAATGATGGCCATCCAATGTTATTTGGAACAAATGGAGACACTACTGTTGTATTATATGAACAGGGCGTTCGTTATTATTTGGATGGTAAACTGACAGCTGTTGCAAATTGGAAAAACCTTACCAAGTTTAATGCAGCAGAAACAAGACGTATTGTTATTACTCTGAAAGATGATGCCCCAGTAGGCGGAACTCCTGCTGACCTTTGGTATCATTGTGATGTACATGGTGTTGCTATGGGTGAGGAAATTATAGTAACTAATGCTACACGATACTGGCATCCAATCAGAGAGAGTTTTGATTTTAAAGGAACACATGATAATACATCTAGTACACAGTATTATGTCAACGATATAGTTGCTATTGATGTTCCTGTAGATAATACATTAGGTGGTCCAGAACACTCAGGTTCGACCTTGGGTGGACAAACAACTGCTGTGATGATGACAAACAAAAGTCATGAATCAAGAGCACACTATATTTGTGTACAGGACCATCAGGCTGATGGTACAGATTCAACAATACCTTGGCGTAACAACGCTGACTGGGATGTTATAACTCAAGAAGATGATTTTGATGATACAAATATAGCAAATGATCATGCTCGAGGACAAACGGGATTGTTTTCTGGAAATTATATTGAATCTTTAGTACAACCAATGCACGATAGAATTTTGGGACAAGATAATCCAACAAGGAGAAAGACTGGTCAGTACATGAGATATTACTGTCATGGTATGCCAACGTTTATTGGTGGACGAGGAAATGTAATGTTGTCTGGTTCATCTTCTACAGGACAGAATTCACATAACCAAGACTACATGACAATGACTGGTATGAACTTTGCTTTTCTAGATTGGTACCGTTCTAAAGATCATGGTAAAACTGGAGTACATACTACTCCAGATGGTAAAATTCCTAAGGTTATTAAATATCAGATTGGATATGATAGTGGTTTGTGTTTAATGAACAACGGCGAAGTATATCACTGGGGTTACGGTGGACACGGCCAGAATGGAGATAGATCAACTTCTAATAGAAGTTATACAAACCGAGTTGGTGGTACTTACAGAGAAATTTTTGATGCAACAGATACCACAACACACGTTTGGAAAGATATAAGAATAGCTGATATTCATATATCCAACTGGGGTCAGCAGGATAGTACACATCATTGTGGTGCTATTGATGAAAATGGCGAAGTGTGGATGTGGGGATATAACGGATATGGTCAGTTAGGTATTGGTAATACATCTAACCAAACTGTACCACAAAAGATTAATAGTGCGTTTTTTAATAACTCTCCCGTTCTAGATATGTGGTTAATGGGTGGAAGTTATGGTACAAGTTATTTCTTGACTCAAGCAGGTAGACTTTATAGTTGTGGTTATAATGGTTATGGACAACTAGGACATGATAGTACGTCACAGGCTGTGGCGCCACTAAATGCTGTTGGTGAAGTGGGTTCTGGTGCTACAGTAGAAATAGCAACAGATACTACAGAAAAGATTGTTAAGCTACTATGCGATGAATGGGGCAGTTATGGTAGAGCCGCATTTTTAACAGAATCTGGTATGGTTTATACTGTTGGTTATAATAATTATGGTTGGGCGAGTTCAGGATCAACAGCACAACAGGAAAAGTTTACGAAAACTGCATTGGGTGCTGGATCTGGTACAGGCGCTTGTGATAATTTCTGGTTTGTAGGCAACGGGCAATACGGTTCTATGTATATGCAAGATACAGCTTCACCTAAAGTTGTTACTTCAACAGGCCGCAATGGTAATTATCAGTTATGTAATGGTAATAATACAGACCAATCTGCTCCAGCAAATGTGTTTCTTTCAATTCGAGGTTCTTCAGTGCCTTGTACGCAAGTTAAAGAAGTTAAAAGTATGTCTGGGTATGATTACCACAACGTATTCATTCTAGTAGAACCTGTTACTGGTAGCGATAAAGGAATTATGTTTGTGGGAGGAAGAAACAACAGAGGTTCTTCTTCAATGGGATGGTCTGATACTTATGCTAATGCAAGTCAAGATAGATCAAATGAGATTGAAGATAAATCGAATGGTTACGCTCAGATGCCAAGATTGATGTCTGATGTACAAGGACACGTTAGAACGATTATGCCTTTTGGTTATACAACAGATGATGCTTCAAGTCATTATTGGCACTGTAGTATTATAACAGACAGAAATAGGTATGTACATTGTGGTAATGAAGATTATTATACTTCAGGACATATGCGGAATAATAGACGAACTATTATGCAACCGCCACCAATAGGATAAATTAAATAGGAAAAGAACAATGGCAAAAATTGATCTAGGAAAATTAAAACTCTCATTTGAAGGAAACTGGGATGCTACTCTAGCCTATGAAAAGGATGATATGGTAGAACATGGAGGTAAGTTATGGGTAATGAAGAAAACTTATTTACCTAATGGCTTTGAAACTTTTGCTCCAGGAGATAGAGGGTTTGAATATAAAAATCATAAAAAGGTTTGGAACACAAGAAACCGAACAGAGGGGTATTTGGAATCTGATGACGAGATTGCAGCTTCTCATGCTTTTGATGATTCTGGCAACTTTCATTACAATCATAAACCAGTAGAAAACAGTTACGAAGTTGAACGTAAAGATATTGGTGGTAGTGTAATGAGATATTGGATTGCAGGAATACAAGAAAATGAAAATTTGGGAAGTCCTTTGGATGGTAGTTGGGGCACCAAGGGTGGCCTATATGAAATGGGTCATTTTAATTTCTATCAGAACCAAGAAAACAATCAAGCTTACGCTTTAGATTTTAGTACAACCGCAGATGGTACTCATGGTGCTGGAACAACAATCTGGACTAGTGGTACAGATTCTCCTTTAAAATATTTCTTAAATGGTGATGAAGTAACACAGGCATATTATGTAACAACTTTTGCAACTACGGCTGAATTTGGTAGAAATAAACATAGAGCTCGTAGAGTTGAACTCCGAGTTCCTGTTGGATTAATAGATCAAAAGATTTATCCGTTTTGTCAAGCTACAGCTGGATTGTATAATTCTAAAGGAATTACAGTAGACGAAGGTTGGATTGGACATGAATATTGGGATTTACTTGCAAATGCTGGAATGACTTATCGTGGACCATGGGATGGTTCCGAACAGTATTACTGGGGTGATATAATTTCTTATAGATACAATAGTGAACTGCCGAATCATGCTGTAACAGGAGAAACTGTTAAAGAACATGATCGTAACAGTGCTACTGTAGGATTTTATAGAGCGTTATCTGATAACGTAAAATCTCCACCATGGACTAGTCGAGAAATTAATAAAGCAAGATCGAGACTTATGTCCCATGAAATGGGTACAGGTAAAGGTGGAGCTGCTATTACTACCGCAGGTGGCCATAGATTTTTTGGTCCTGATGGTGTTCCTAGTGAAACTCAAGGTTGGAATTGTAAATGGGAAGAAATTTCTGGAGGAGTTAGTAACGACCAAGCTTGTGTATGGGGTAATAACATGGGTAGAATTGGTTGGCCTTTTAAGGAACCAAATAATAGTAACTTTGAAACTTACCGTTCCCGTGCTATGATAGATGAGCATGGAACTGTATGGAATTTAGGAAGAGGTCCGACAGGAAGTGCTGAGGCTTGGAGTGGCCATACCAGTGATGGTATTGGTTATTGGTTTGAAATGGACTTTACATTTCACGATCAACGACAGTCTGAAGATATGAATTGGCATGGTACAAATGATCATGGTATTAAAGGAACCCTTCATAGAAGTCGTAAGACTAATCCTACTGAAAAAGGACATACACCAAGGTGTGTGCAAATTATAAGAGGATATGGTTGGCACTATTGGCTGTTTGATAATGGTGAAGTACATCATAAGGGTTATGGTGGACATGGTCAGGCTGGTCATGGACAATATAGTAATAATACAAGGCCAAACAGAGTAGAAAACTTGGACGATGTCCATATAGTTAAGATTGCCTCGAATACTCAGAATGAAACTAATTCACATAGTATGCTGGCTTTGGATGATAAAGGCCGAGTATGGACATGGGGTTATAGTGGTAATGGTCAAGCGGGTAATGGACGAACTGAACATTGGGGTGCTCCATATCAGATTCCTTCTCACTATTTTGAAGATAAACGTATAATTGATATTGCGCTTACTGGGCATACATCTTCATCGTGTTGGGCAAGGACGACAGATGATCACCTTTATTGTTGGGGAGAGAATGGTGGTGGACAGTTTTGTCAGAACAACACAACTAACTATTATCGTCCAGTAAAATGGAGTGGTCGATCTTCTATTCCTTGGGATCCTGAAGCAAATAATGGAATGGCTTCTTTTCAGATTGCTGGATATGGAGCTAACCAAACAGTTTGGATACTAGATGGTAATGGATTTGTTTGGCATGGTGGCCACAATGGCTATGGCCAAGCTGGTGGATCAGATACAACAAACCATCAAGATAGTCCAGAAAAAATGACCTCAACACCCAACGGTGATATCGTTGATATTTGGGGTATGCATTATAACAGTTATATAGGTTTGTGGATGAGAACTACAGATGGAAGTACTTATCATTCAGGCCATTCTGGCAGTATGTATTTGTCGGGTGATGGAGGTACAGGTGATAATACTCCTCCGGTTCAAATTACTAAAATTAAGAATTTGAAGGAAGTTTTTTATTGCGGTACTTATTCTGATCAGGGAATGACTTGGTGGCTTACAGATGAAGGTGAATGCTATGCTCAGGGTAGAAAGGATTATAATGATATTTCTAATCCGTTGTCTGGTAATAACTGGACTGGAGAAGATGGTACTTATAAACCTTATCACCAGTGGGGCCCAGCAGGTTGCAAAATTGCACATATTATTCCGCAAGGAATACATCAAGGCACTAGTTACTATGGTATGATGCCTTGGTATATTACAGAAGATGGACAGACTCAGGTTATCGGGTTTAGTGGACATAGTACTAATGATGGAAACCATTGTGGAGGTCATAACTCCTTTAATTACAATAGTAATAATAACGGTCAAATGATTAATCCAGGTATAGGTAGATAACTATATAAATAGTAGTAACAAAATATTTTTTATAAACGGAGATAAAAGAAAATGGCAAAGAAGATTTTTAGTCACGCTAATCTGCCACTTAATGATGATTATGTTCAGCCTGTAGTAACTACAGAAGATACGGGAGATACTCCCTTGTTCTTAGCAAGCCATGACGATAAGGAATGGTTTTCTTATGATGATGCTAAAGTAACTGTTACAGCTGGTCAAGGATCATATGCTGTAACAGTGTATGATAGTACAGATGATGCGGATGCTTTAACAGCAATGAAAGATGTTTCAGATCCAGTTAGACAGGGTATAGAGACGATAGAATCGGATGCTACAGTTGGAAGAAGCACTCTATCTATGTTGGCTCTTATTGCAGCTGATGATGCTACTGAAAAAGCAAGACTTACTCAGGTAACAACAGATAAAGCAGCTTATTTAACTAGTCTGGGATTCTAACATAATTCAAATTTTAAGGTAATAAGGCAATGGCATTAGACGTAAGCAAATTAAAACTAAACTGGACAGGCGAATGGATGCCTAAGACATCTTATACAAAGGGTGATCTTTCGAGTTGGACAGGTAAAACTTATAGGTGTATGAGAGATACTCCTGTAGATTTCGTAATCTATAATGAAGGTACGATGTCTTCCAATCATTATACAATGGAACATCCAGAAGTAGTTAAGAAAAGTTATAGACCAGATAACCGAACTTACTGGTCATTACATATTAGAGGTGCTCCAGATTGTGCTCTTTGGGAATATCACCGACAATATGAACCTGGTGAGTTTGCTAAAGCTAATGGTAAAACTTACCAATGTATCAGTCAAACACGACACGCTAATACTTGGGTAGAAGAAACAGAATATTGGACAAAAGTATTTGAGTCCCGTAAAGGACGTGATGGCCGACATGAAGTTGTAGCACATGGCCATGCTGCTCCATTAGGTTGGAGATATAATATGGGATATAATAATACTCAACACCAAATGGATGATTATTATAGTATCATGAATCTGTGTACAGATGGAACAGTAATGCATGTTGGTGGAGTAGACAGAAATAGTAAATTTGGTGCTGGTGATAGTGATTCAGGTAACTATAGTAATGGTTCTCATAAGTATAATGGTTTTACTTTTGTAGATTGGCTTAACAGTTCTGATAATTCTAGTTGGAATGTTAATGCATTTACTACAGATGAAGATTCATTAAATACACCAGATGGAGAAACTCCTAGGTGTATTCAGGCTGTCGAGTGCTATAGTACTGGATTGTTTTTGTTTAACAATGGTGAAGTTTATGCAGCTGGTTATAATGGTCAAGGCCAAATGGGCAACTGGAATACAAGTGATTATAATTATCCTCAGAGAGTTACTGCAAAGGATGAAACGGATTGGAATGGTAATCCCTGTAAAACTTTTAACCAGACAAAGATTGTAAAGGTTGGCGGCACTAGTATGGGTGGTGGCGGTGGCGGACATTCTATGTTTGGTATCGGTGAAGATGGTTCTGTTTGGATGTGGGGTCATAATAACCAAGGTCAACTTGGTTTTGGTAACCCACACGTTCAAACTTCAACTGACTGGTCTGGTACTACTGCTATTGGAGCAGATGGTTTGGATTATACCAGAACAGGAGGTTCTGCTAACTGGCCATTCGCTTGGTATTCAGCTAATTTCAACCGACCACATCGTATACCTCAAGAAGCATTTGATGGTAAGAGAATCGTTGATATGTGGGGTCATGGCCAAGATGATGGTAGATTCCATGCTTTAGATGAAGAAGGTTTCTTGTGGGCTTGGGGCCATAATATGAATGGTGAACTAGGCATAGGTCAAAGAAACGGTACATATTATATGTACACACCTACAAGAGTTGGTATTGATTGGAATGTTCATGGAGGCATGAAAAAGCTTATAACCCGTTCTTGGGGTTGGGGCCAAACATTTGTCCTAGATGGAGAAGGTTGGATTTGGGGTACTGGACAAGATGATAACTCTTACGGAACTCCAGGTTGGGGTCCGATTGGTTATACTTCAGCTCACTACTGGGGTTCATTTAAAAGATTAAACTTCCGTCCAAATGGAGATGTTGATGATTTCTGGTGCGGAGGTGATAGTAACGATGGTTGGTTTGCTCTACGCCAAAAAAGCACAGGCGCTTGTTGGGAATTGAATGGTGGCTATGCTAATGGTGGTAGAGGTCATTCTGTTCATAACAATAACTATTGGGCAGGCGGCACCGGTATAAACAATGTAGTAGGCATGATCAAAGGCCCACAGTATATTAAATGGGTAACTGGACCAAACAATTCAGATCCAGGTGATGCTTCTTATACATATTCTGATCCATTATATTTGGATTGGAATGGAGATGTATATATGGGTGGTAGAAACGAGGACGGATATGCTTCAGTTTGGTGGAATGCGAGTAGTACTCAAAGTGGTTGGAATGGTCATAACTGGCCGGCAACTTCTGAACCAAGCTTTATAGGTATTAACTTTGAAAATAAGAGAAAGGTTTTTTACCCATCAGGAACAAGAATTGTGAATGTTCAAATGTTTGGACAGGGCCATTATCCAATGGCTGCATACACTGACGATAGAGGTAAGGTCATGTGGGCAGGTTACGATTACAATAATAGAAGTTGCCATCACTATAGTTGGATGCAATATAGTATAAATGACAATCACCGTGATATTTATAATATGCATTCTGGACCTACTGATTAAGTCAAATTTGATTTAAAATGTAAATCGGGCTATATCCTTAGGGGTATCGCCCGATTTTTTTTGGCTATAACTTTCTATATTTTATAAATAGTACCATAAAAGGTCGGAGTTTATATGGCAATAATTAATAATTTACTCGTTGAAGCCAATGCTGATTTTACAGTTACAGTAGAATTAACTAATGAAGATGCGGATGGTAATATCACTACATTAGATTTAACTGGATATACAGCTTTAGCTGAAATAAGAAAACGCTATGAATCTAGTAGCGTTGCTGAAACTTTTGCTGTAACTTTTCCATCTGATAGGACACTTGGAAGTCTTGAACTTGCATTGACTGATGTTCAATCAGCAACACTTAAAAATGGAAGATTTGTTTGGGATTTACAATTAACAGATACCGCCGGCACCAAAACAAGAACTTTAGAAGGAAGATTAACAGTTAATCCTTCCGTATCTAGGTAACGTAGGGAGCATATAAATGGCTACAAGTATAACAGGCAGCACATTAAAAGCTAAAGTAGTTAAATCACAATTAAAGCTTAGAACTTTAACAGATGTTAATTTTGGAACATTGAATACTGCAGCTAATGATAAAGTAATTTTTTATGATTCTTCAACTGATACTTGGCAATTAAAGGATCTCCTTACAGAGGTAGATTACAGTAATATTGCTGGAGTAGAATTTGATGGGGGGACTTTCTAAATGGCAGTTTCAGTATTTAAAATTAAACGTTCATCTGGTGTAGCAGCACCAACTGATCTGAAACAAGGAGAACTTGCTTTAACATATGGTGCAGGTACTCACACTAATATGGGTGATAGGTTGTTTATTGGTACTGGTGATGAAGTAGGAGGCGTTGCAGAATATTTAGATATAATAGGTGGTAAGTATTTCACAGAACTGCTTGATCATTTAAAGGGTGTAGCAACAGCTGACTCTGCTGTTATTCTAGATGAAAATAAAAAGATTAATCAATGGCGTGTAGATAAAGTAGAAATAGATGGTTCTGGTATATCTATAGATTCAGAAGCAATTGCTGGTACAGATTTATCAATAGATGTCAATGGAACAGATACATTAAAGTTAAATACAAATAAAACTGGTGCACCTGTATCTATTGGACATACAACATCAGAAACAACAGTCAATGATAACTTAACGGTTACTGGTAATTTAGCAGTTAGTGGTGTTACCGCTTTTAGTGGAGACACAACGTTTACTGGTGCTATAGATATTACAGGTGATCTAGATGTAGACAATATTAATCTAGATGGAAATTCTATAGTATCGAGTACTGGAGTTCTTAATGTAGATGCCGATGGTGTCAGTTCTTTAAATATAGGAACTGTAACAAGTGGTTCTGTAATTTCTATTGGACATACTACTTCTGAAACTACTGTTAATGATAACTTAACGGTTGTTGGAGATTTGATTGTTAATGGTACACAGACAACTCTTAATGTTGCAACCATTTCAGTAGACGATAAGAATATAGAACTGGGTGCAGTTACTACACCAACAGATACTACAGCAGACCTTGGTGGTCTTACTCTTAAAGGAGCTACTGACAAAACTATCTCTTGGCATAATGCAGATGATAGATGGCATTTCAATCAAGGTATTGATATTGACTCTGGAGATTTGATTGTTGCTGGAGATACAAATACAGGTACATTGGGCGCTACTGGTGCTACACTGTTAGCTGGAACTTTAGATGTTACTGATGGTACTACTCTTGCAGATACGTTAGAAGTTACAGGCGTAACAACATTTTTAAGTGATATAGATTTTGATGGTTCCAATATAGATGTATCTACACAAGCCACAGATATTAATATTCTTGATAATAGTGCTACAGCTTTTACAATTTCTGAAGGTGCAAACAACTATGCTATATTTCATACCACAAACGCTGGGGAGAAAATCCAGTTTCTAAAAGATTTAGATATAGACGGTAATGTAGACATAAGTGGTAATCTAACAGTTCAAGGACTATCGACTCTGAATGGAGGCACATTAACACTTGGCGATTCAGCCACAGATAATGTTGTATTTGGTGCTGATGTAAATTCAAATATCATTCCTAATACAGATGATGCTTATGATTTAGGTACTACTACACAAGAATGGAAAGATTTGTTTATAGATGGCACGGCTCATATTGATACACTTGATGTAGATGATAATGCTACTGTCACTGGTACTTTAGGAGTTACTGGTGCTACGACATTAAGTTCCACATTGGGAGTTACTAGTGCGGCAACATTAAGTGATACTTTAGGAGTAACAGGCGCTACAACATTAAGTTCGACACTAGACGTAACTGGTGCTACAGGTATAGATGGCGATTTTGATATCGCAACTAATAAATTTACTATTGCTGCAGCAAGTGGTAATACCGCTATTGCAGGAACATTGGATGTAACAGGTAATACAACAGTAATAGGTACTTTAAATGTTACTGGTGCTATATCACCAACAACACACCTAGATATGCCAGACAATGCTCATGTTAAATTGGGTACTGGTGATGATTTACAACTCTACCATGATGGTACAGATTCATATATAACTAATGACCAAGGTGCATTGAAAATTGCTACAGAAGCTTCTGCTACACCTATTACGATTGGACATACAACATCAGAAACAACTATTGCTGATAACTTGACAGTTGCTGGAAATGCATTAGTTAGTGGTAATCTAACAGTTCAAGGACTTTCAACATTAAATGGAGGCACATTAACTCTTGGCGATTCAGCCACAGATAACGTGGTGTTTGGTGCAGACGTAAATTCTAACATTATACCAAACACAGATGATGCTTATGATTTAGGAAGTTCAACACAAGAATGGAGCAATTTATTTATAGATGGTATTGCTCACATTGATGTTTTGGATGTTGATGAAGATGCTACAATAGCAGGTACTCTTACTGTAACAGGAGTTCTTTCACCACAAACTCATATTGATATGCTAGATAGTGCAAATATCAAATTGGGGGCTGGTGATGATTTACAACTCTACCATGATGGTACAGATTCATATATAGCAAATTCAACTGGAACATTAAACATTGCTACGATATCCAGTGGTATACCTATTACGATTGGACATACTACTTCAGAAGTTACTGTAGCAGAAAACTTAACTGTTACTGGCAATACTACAATCAATGGTACTACATTAGATGTTAATGCAAATTTAGAAGTAACAGGAACATCTACGATTACTGGTGGTGTAGATATAACTGGAGACCTAGATGTTGATAATCTCAACCTTAACGGCAATACGATTATATCAACTGACACCGATGGACATATTAATATCACACCGGATGGTACTGGTACAGTTATAGTAGAAAGTGCTGTTCTTAATACAGATGTTGCAGGTACTGCTGTTCTAGATGATGACTCTTTTGGAACTGCAACTAGTGCAACTCTTGCTACCTCTGAAAGTATTAAGGCTTATGTAGACACACAAATTACAGCTGAAGATTTAGACTTAACCACAGATAGTGGAACAATATCTATTGATCTAGATTCTGAAACATTATCCGTTGTTGGTGGCGAAGGCATGAATACATCTGCTACAGGTAATGTTGTAACAGTAGAAGGTGAAGATGCTTCAGATACTAATAAGGGTATAGCATCATTTGCTTCGGCAGATTTTGGTGTTACATCTGGTGCTGTCACTATTAAGAGTGGTGGTGTATCAAATACACAATTGGATAATAGTTCTGTAACTATTAATAGTAATTCATTGTCACTAGGTGGTACTATTACGCTTGATTCGGATGATATCGCTGAAGGTTCTCTAAACCTTTATGCAACTGCTGAAGTTATTGATGACAGAGTAAGTAATTTAATTGTAGATGGTGAAGGTATCACTACTACCTATGATGATGCCGCAAACACATTAACTATAGATGGTGAAGATGCTTCAAGTTCTAATAAAGGTGTAGCATCTTTTGATTCTGCTCATTTTAGTGTTACATCTGGAGCGGTAAGTATTGGTACAGACACTGTAGATGATACTCTTATAGATTGGGGCACAGGAACTAATCAAGTTAGTACTGATGACGTACCAGAAGGATCGAGTAACCTCTGGTATACAAATGAACGTGTTGATGACAGAGTAAGTAATTTAGTTGTTGATGGTGAAGGTATTACTACTACCTATAATGATGCTGCAAATACATTTACTATTGATGCGGAAGATGCTACAGATTCTAATAAGGGAGTTGCATCATTTGCTACGGCTGATTTTGATGTTACTACTGGTGCTGTTACAATTAAGAACCTTGGTGTATCAAATGCACAACTTGCTGGGTCGATTGATAATGCGAAACTATCCAATTCTACTATAGTACTGGGTAGTGATACAGTTAATCTCGGTGATACAATTACAGACCTTAATGCTTTAACTTCACTTGATGTTGATAATCTAACATTAGATGGTAATACGATAAGTTCTACAAATACTAATGGAGATATTCTATTAGATCCTAATGGAACAGGATCAATTGATGTTAATAATGCAAGAATTATTAATATTGCTGAACCTTCAGGTGCACAAGATGCTGTTACAAAACAGTATGTTGATGCAGTAAAGAGTGGACTTGATATTAAAGATTCTGCTAGAATGGCAACAACTGCCAATTTATCAGGTACATATAATAATGGTACAGCGGGTGTTGGTGCTACTTTAACTAACAATACTACACAAGCTGCATTTGCAGTAGATAGTGTTACAGCTTCTCTTAATGATAGGGTGCTTGTTAAAGACCAGACTGCACAGGCAGAAAATGGTATCTATACAGTAACAACCGTAGGTAGTGGTGCTGCGAATTGGGTGTTGACAAGAGCTACTGATGTAGATGGTTCGCCGGCACAAGAATTGGATGGCGGTACATTTGTATTTGTTGAAGAAGGTAGTGTTGCAGCTGAAAATGGATATGTATTTACACATGATGGTATACCAACAATTGGAACAACAGCATTAACAGTTTCACAATTTTCTGGTGCTGGTCAAATAATTGCTGGGGATGCATTAACTAAATCAGGTAATACATTAGATGTTGCGGTAGATGATTCATCTATTGAAGTTACAGCTGATGCATTGAATGTTAAAGCGTTGGGTATATCAAATTCAATGCTTGGTGGATCAATTGCTAATGCTAAACTATCTAATAGTTCAGTAACAATAAACAGTAATTCATTGTCGTTGGGTGGTACATTAACTCTAGATACAGATGATTTTGCTGAAGGTACTAATATATTCTTTACTAATGAAAGGGTGGATGATCGTATAAGTTCATTGGTACAAGATGGTGAAGCTATTACAACTACTTACAATGATGTCGCAAATACATTTACTATAGAAGCTGAGATTGCTACAAGTTCTAATAAAGGTGTAGCTACATTTAATACATCGGACTTTGATATAACAACTGGTGATATTACAATAAAGGCGCTTGGTGTTTCAAATGCACAACTCGCAGGTAGTATAGATTTAACCACAAAAGTAACTGGAACTCTTCCTGTTGCTAGTGGTGGTACAGGTGATGTAACATGGGCGGCAGGCGGTGTTATGTATGGTGATGATGCAAATGATTTGAACGTAACAGCTGCAGGTAGTGCTGGATATTTCTTGTATTCAAATTCAGGAACTCCAGATTGGACTAATGTAATAGATGGTGGAACATACTAATGGCTGAACCAAATTCAAAAGCTACATTAAAAGAATGGTGTTTAAGGAGACTAGGCGCTCCTGTTTTAGAAATTAATGTGGATGATGATCAGGTAGATGATCGTGTAGATGAAGCGTTACAGTACTTTTTCACATTTCAGTATAATGGTATGCAGCGGTGTTATCTTAAACACGTTATTACAACAGAAGATGTAGCTAGAGCTGAGTCTGATGCAACAGAAACTATAGTAGATACGGGAGATAGTTCAGTATCTACTGCTTGGAAACAAGGAAAAGGATACCTTGTGATGCCTGAAGGAGTTTTAAGTGTATTGAGAGTTCTACCATTTAGTGATCGTGGTAAACTTAATATGTTTGATGTTAGATATCAGTTGCGTTTGAATGATCTTTATGATTTTTCAGCTGAATCTATTATACATTATCAAATGACCATGTGGCATTTAGATTTTTTGGACATGATTCTTATAGGAGAAATTCCTATACAGTTTAATGTGCATCAAGATAGATTATATCTTAATATGGATTGGGGCCAAGACATGAGTATTGGTGAACATCTTATTATAGAATGTTTTAGAAAGATAGATGCTGCAACGTTTACTGACATCTATAATGATTTGTGGTTAAAGAAATATGCTACTGCTCTTATTAAACGGCAGTGGGGAGAAAACCTTTCAAAGTTTAATGGTGTACAGTTGTTGGGAGGAGTAACTATGAACGGTGAAATGATTTATAATGATGCTAAAGATACAATTCAAAGTTTGGAAGAAGAATCTAGAACTACTTGGGAAGAACCATTGCATTTCGACATTGGGTAATTAATCGTGCCTACAACAAATTTATATTTTTCTAAAGGTACGGCTAATGAACAATTACTATACGAAGATTTAGTAGTTGAAGCCTTACAGATATATGGCCATGAAGTTTATTACATACCTAGAAAACTGATAAGCGAAGATGATCTTTTCGGAGAGGATCCTATTAATGTATTTGAGGATGCTTTTCCTATGGAAATGTGGATGGAACAGTTAGAAGGTTATGAAGGTGAGAAAGAATTAGTTTCGAGATTTGGTTTAGAAATTAGAGATCAAACAACGTTTGTCGTTTCTCGTAGGAGATGGGAAGATATTTTAACTGCTGCTTCAGGTACAGGTTCTTCGAGTACATTATTTGATACAGAATTTTTGAATGATATTTTGCCGACAGGTAGGCCCAATGAAGGAGATTTAGTTTATCATCCAACAGTCAAAAAATTATTTGAAATATCCTTTGTAGACCACGATGATCCATTTTATCAAATAGACAATTTGCCTGTATATAAATTATACTGTCGTACCTTTGAGTATGGTAGTGAAGCTATTGATACAGGCATTGCTGCAATAGATAGTATCGAAGATGCTTATACTCTTGATCCTAGAAATTGGAGAATAATGGGAGAAAGTCCTATCACTTACAATGAAGATATACGTTTAGAACAAGGTACAGATTTGTATAGTACAGGATTACTTGATTTGGAAACTGGAACAGATACAGGTTATCTTGTTAATGAAGATGAAACAGGAGCGGAAGCTATACTTTACGAAGATGCTGAAGGAGATGAGTACTATATAATCCAGGAGGCTTTTAGTATAAGTGACCAAATGCCTCAAGCTGATAATACCTGGATAGAAGAAGCAACATTGGGCACTGGTGGAAAAGAAGCTATATTAGATTTCACAGAAATAAATCCATTCGGTGAACCTACGGAGACGAAATAATGCTTGGAGAACATTTTTATAATGAATCATTGAGAAAGGTTATTATAGCTTTTGGATCAATGTTTAATAATATAACTATTATTAGAACTGATAGTACAGGCAAAGATAGACAAAGCCTGAAGGTTCCATTAGCCTATGGACCTAAACAAAAATTTATTGTTAGGTTGGAACAAGAACCTACTTTACCACAACCTGTAGCACTTACATTACCTCGTATAGGTTTTGAAATTCAATCTTTTACTTATGATCCTGGTAGAAAATTAAATCGTATAATTAAACAAAAGAAGATTGCAGCTGCAACAGATAAAAAATTAAAACAGATGAGTACACAATATACTCCTGTTCCATATAATGTTAATTTTGTATTGTTTGTTATGACTAAAAATTCGGATGATGGTATTCAAATAGTAGAACAAATATTACCATACTTTCAACCAGAATATACAGTTACTGTTAGAGAGGTTCCTGACATGGATATTGTTAGGGATGTTCCTATTATATTAAATAATATTAATTATGAAGATTCATATACTGGTGATTTTACAGAACGTAGAGCTATAATTTATACGTTTGATTTTACTGCTAAAGCTTATGTTTATGGTCCTGTAATTACATCAGAACCTATTACAACGTCTAAAGTTGATGTTTATGCGGATCTTCCTGCAGAATCACCAACAAGAGTGCAGAGATATACTGCTGTGGCAACAACACCTCCCAGTGCTCCTGGTGAAGATGATTTTGGATTTAATGAAACAACAAGTGAGTGGGTGTAATGAGTAGAGTTGAAGAAGCTATAGGTGATGCTCTTGGTTTAGCTACAAGTATTAAACAAGAGATATTAGACCCAAAACCATACACTCCAACGTTGCCAGCTACACGTCCTGGTGAGACAGAAGATATTGATACTGACTATAGATACAGTAGAGAAAACTTCTACAGCCTCATTGAGCGTGGTCAGGATGCTATTACCGGCATACTTGAACTTGCAAAAGAAAGTGAACATCCTAGAACGTATGAAGTTGCGGGCCAATTGATTAAGACTGTATCAGAAGTTACGGAGAGATTGGCTGATCTTCAAGAAAAAATGCAACGGTTAAAGGAACTTCCGGATCATGGACCTAAAAGTGTTACTAATGCATTGTTTGTAGGTTCTACTAAAGAGCTACAAGAACTCTTAAAAGATAATTCTAATGGTAGAAATATACAAAGGTAATCCAAATTTAAAGTCGGCTCTTGTACCACAAGAGTATGGTGAAAAAGAGATTGCTGAATTTATTAAATGTTCTAAAGATCCAATCTATTTCATAGAACAATATGTGAAGATTATTAGTTTGGATGAAGGCCTTATTCCATTTAAACTATATAATTTTCAGAAAGATATAGTAGGTACGTTTCATAATAATCGCTTTACTATATGTAAACTTCCTAGACAGTCTGGTAAGTCTACTACTATTATTGGATATCTAATACATTATGCAATATTTAATGAACAAACTAATGTAGCTATTCTAGCTAATAAAGCTTCTACATCTAGAGATTTGTTGGGTAGATTTCAATTGGCATATGAAAATTTACCTAGTTGGTTACAGATGGGAGTATTAAATTGGAATAAAGGTTCACTTGAATTAGAAAATGGTTCAAAGATACTTGCGGCTTCTACGTCAGCATCTGCTATTCGTGGTATGACATTTAATATTATATTCTTAGATGAGTTTGCTTTTGTACCATCTCATATAGCTGAACAGTTTTTTGCATCAGTATATCCAACTATTACAGCTGGTAAAACATCCAAGGTGATGATAGTGTCTACACCACATGGTATGAATATGTACTATAGAATGTGGATGGATGCAGTTAATAAACAAAGTGAGTTTATACCTATAGAAGTACATTGGACAGAAGTTCCTGGTCGTGATGAAGAATGGAAAAAACAGACAATAAAGAATACATCAGAACGACAATTTCAACAAGAATTTGAATGTTCGTTCTTGGGGTCTGTTGATACTTTAATTTCTGTTATCAAGTTACAGGAGATGCCTTATTGGGATCCAATTGAGAAAAGTGGTGGTTTTGATGTTTATGTACAACCAGAAAAGGACCATGACTATTGTATGACAGTTGATGTTGCTAGAGGTGGCGCTAACGATTATAGTGCATTTGTTGTAATAGATATTACTACAATGCCTTATAGAATGGTTGCTAAGTATAGAAACAATGAGATAAAACCTTTAGTTTTTCCAGAGATAATTTATAAAGTTGCTAAGACTTATAACAATGCATATTTGTTAATAGAAATAAATGACATTGGTGGTCAAGTTGCAGATGCATTACACCATGATATGGGATATGAAAATATTATAATGACTCAAATGAGAGGACGATTGGGTCAGGTTGTGGGTGGAGGGTTTGGAGATACCCAGGTAGATTTGGGAGTAAGAACTACTAAATCTGTTAAACGTGTTGGTTGTTCTAATTTAAAACAACTGATAGAAGGTGACAAGTTAGAAATAAATGATTTTGATACTATTGTAGAATTATCTACATTTATTCAAAAGACTCAATCTTTTGAAGCTGAAGATGGTTCTTCAGATGATTTGGTGATGTGTCTAGTATTCTTTGCTTGGTTAACTGACCAACAGTACTTTAAAGAATTAACAGATGAAGATATTAGAAAACGACTTTATGAAAGTCAAAAGGAAAGTATTGAGGCAGATATGTCTCCATTTGGTTTTATAGAAACTGGATTATATGATAGTGAAGTGGAGTTTGTAGATAAAGATGGTGATTATTGGAGGCCGGTTGAAGCTCCAGATTTCTTTGAAGAAGATAGATATTAATGAGGCCATCTTGGATCTGGTTCTTCGTTTATTAAATCGTTGTAATCTTTATTAGCTTTACAGTGCATACATATAGGAAAGCTTTCTACAATTAATTGTTGTGCTTCATGGAACTCTTTTGTTTTTGATCCATACCTTAACATATTATGTAATATTTTTGCGTTATGAGGAAACCATGTAAGCAAATGTTCTTCTCCAATACCACAAACTTCACACGACCTATCTTTAAAGGTGTTAATAAATCTTAGTTTTCTTCCTTTAGTATACATTTGTGCATAATTCTTTTTAACTATTTATACTGGGTTATAAACAAATGTGCAAAAGCATCTGTTTTGAAGATTGTTAAAATCATAAATAACTAATGAAAGATTGAAAAGATGTTTATTTATTATAATTTAACAAACCAAGGAGAAATTGAAAATGGTTGATCTAGTTTCACCTGGTATTACTATAAAAGAAAAAGATGCAACGACTTCGGTAAGAAGTGAACCTACAAGTATAGGTGCAATGGCCGGAGTATTTGTAAAAGGACCGATTGAACAAGTAGTTACAATTGCTTCTGAAGATGAATTAATTATTCATTTCGGAAAACCAAATACTACTAATTATCAATATTGGTTTAGTGCTGCATCCTTTTTGCTGTATAGCAATACATTAAAGGTGGTTAGAATAAATACTTCAGGTGCTTTAAATGCAACAGCACTTGGTGGTGGACTTCTAATCAAAAATAAAATCCATTATCAAGATGGTGATGGTACAGGTAATGGTCCTTATGATGGTGGAGAAGCAGCCCAAGGAATTTGGGCAGCTCGATCTGCCGGGTCATGGGGAAATAGTTTAAAAGTTTCTTTCTGTAATGATGCTGCCGCTTTCTCTCAGACTACAGTTACTACTATTTCTGATTCGTCAATTGCTGCTGGAAATACAACACTTGATCTCACAAGCGCAACTGATGTTATTGCTGGGGATATTATTTATTTTCAAGAAAGTGATGGACAAAAATATAAAGTGGTATCAATAGCAACAAACACAGTTACAATTGAACGTTATCCAACAACAGGGGCTACAGGCTTAGCTTCTGCTGTTAGTAATGGAGCTAATGTTGACCGAGAATGGCAATATGCTGATCAGTTTGATAGAGCTCCTGGAACTTCAGGTTATGTTTCAGATCGTAGTGGTTCTAATGATGAATTGCATCTTATTGTAGTTGATGAAGATTCTAAGATAAGTGGTGTTGCTGGGTCTATTTTAGAGAAGTGGGAAGGCTTATCAAAGGCTTCTGATGCTTTAACTGATGATGGCGCTAAAAATTATTATGTAGATGTTCTTACAGATTCGTCTGAATATGTTTACTGGATAGATCATCCCGGTGGTGCAACTAATTGGGGCAGTACTGGAGCTGGTACAACATTTACTGATGCTACTAATGCTATTGATGAGTCTAGTGGTGCTGGTGGAGTTGGTGATACAACTGCACCGTCAGAAGGCGAAAGACAGTTGGGTTATAAACTGTTTGAAGATCCAGATACACAAGATGTCAATTTAGTAATTGCTGGACCTGCTTCTGTGGGAAATACAGGAAGTAAAACTCATGGTGTTTTCATTACTGATTTAGTAGAAAAGAGAAAAGATTGTGTTGGTTTTATTTCAGCGGATTATAGTGATGTTGTAAATATTGCTAAGACATATACACAAACAACAAATGTAAAAGGCTTCTTTGATGGTCTGAATAGTTCGTCTTATACTGTATTTGATAGTGGTTATACAAAACAGTTTGACAAACATAATGATGTTTATCGTTGGGTGCCTTTATGTGGACATATAGCAGGTTGTTGTGCTCGTACAGATGCTCTAGAAGATCCATGGTGGTCGCCTGCTGGTATAGCTCGTGGGCAGATTCGTGGTTCTATTGCGCTTGCTTTTAATCCAACACAAACAGAACGTGATACACTTTATCGTGCTCGTGTTAATCCTATAGTTACATTCCCTGGAGAGGGAACAATGCTATTTGGAGATAAGACAGGCCTATCGAAAAATAGTGCATTTAGTCGTATTAATGTTCGACGTTTATTCCTCACTATAGAGGAAGCTTGTAAAATTGCTGCTCGTTCTGTACTTTTCGAGTTCAATGACTCATTTACAAGAGATAATTTTAGGGCAATGATAGAGCCTTATTTGCGTGATATACAGGGTCGTCGTGGTATTACTGATTTTCTGGTAGTCTGTGATGAAACAAACAATACAGCACAAGTCATTGACAACAATGAATTCCGTGCTGATGTTTATGTGAAACCTGCACGCTCAATTAACTTTATTACACTAACCTTCATCGCAACACGAACAGGTGTTGATTTCGCTGAAGTGGTTGGTCGGGTATAGGAGGATAACAAATGGCTAATTTAAATGCGTTTGTAAACAGACTCGCTGGTGGTGGTGCTCGTGCTAATCAATTTGAAGTCACGCTAGTGGGTGTTGGAGTTTTAACAGAACCTTTTTCGTTTTTGTGCAGAACAGCTCAGATACCAGGATTGACTATAGGAGAAGTTACAGTACCTTATAGAGGTCGTCAAGTATTTGTTGCTGGAGATCGTACATACGATGCATGGACAGTTACAGTATTTAATGATGCTAACTGGGCGGTAAGAGGTGGATTGGAAACTTGGATGAATGCTTTGAGTGATATTGGTTCTAGCACTACTGCTGCAACATCGCCTGCTGCTTATTATGGAACAGCAAGCATAAGGCAGATGGATAGAACAGGTAGTATTATTTGGGGTGGATCATTATACAATGTATGGCCCACAACAATAGATCCTATTGAATTTTCATATGATACAAATGATGTTGTTGAGGAGTACGGCGTTACTTTCAGATTCAATTACATGACAACTGGACCAGTTGGACTTGGAATCGGAAGTACATAATTTGAAAAAGTAGTTATTGAAGTTGTATAAATATTGGTATGGCAGACTTTTTTGGATTTGAAATAAAGAGAAAGGACAAAGCGGCGAAGGGTAAATCCTTCGTCGCTCCGTCCGACGAAGAAGGTACCCTAGATATTGCTGGTGGTACTGGTTTTTTTAGCCAGTATATAAATGTAGATCGAGCAGCAAAAAATGATTGGGACCTAGTTCGTAAATATCGCACCACAGCTGAAGCTCCAGAATGTGATAATGCGATAGAAGATATTGTTCAAGAAGCTATTACAGCTGACGAAACGGATATCTCAGTTAAGGTAAATCTAGATTACACAGATTTATCAATCCCCATTAAGAAAAAAGTTATCGGCGAATTTGGAGAAGTTCTACGTTTGTTAGAATGGAAACATAAAGGTCACGATATCTTTAGACGTTGGTATATTGATGGTAGAATTCATTATCATAAAATGATTGATGAAAAATCTCCACGAAAAGGTATATCAGAAATACGATATATAGATCCTAAATTTATTAAAAAGGTTCGTGTAGTAGAAAAGGACAAAAGTAAACCGGATGATGTTACTTTAGTAAAGAAAGTTGATGAATTTTTTATCTATAATGAAGTAGGCGTCTACCCAGCATTTCAAGGCGTACCGGGCAATAGCGTACAAAATAGTCAGGGAATTAAGATTTCACCAGATAGTATTTGTTATGTAACATCTGGTATTTTTAATCCAACTACTAAGCAAGTGTATGGACATCTACATAAAGCTATTAAATCAGTAAATCAGCTTCGTATGATGGAAGATTCTTTGGTGATTTATCGTATCGCTCGTGCACCGGAACGTAGAATCTTTTACATTGATGTAGGTAACTTACCTAAACCAAAGGCAGAGGCTTACCTAAAAGATATTATGGCTCGTTATCGCAATAAGATTGTTTATGACGCTAGTACTGGTGAAGTCAAAGATGATAGAAACCAAATGTCTATGTTGGAGGACTTCTGGTTACCTCGTAGAGAAGGTGGTAGAGGTACAGAAATTACTACATTGAACTCGGGTGCAAATCTCGGTGAGATGGATGATGTAACTTATTTTAGAGAGAAACTTTGGCGATCTTTAAATATTCCTATTTCACGTTTGTTATCCGATAGTGGTTTTAATATGGGACGATCAGCAGAGATTACTAGAGATGAGGTAAAATTTGCGAAATTTATTCAGAGAATACGGAAGAAATTTTGTGGTATATTCCAAGATATATTAAAAACACAATTGGTTTTAAAAGGTGTTATTACTATAGAAGATTGGGATCTAATTAAAGAACACGTTGTTTATGACTTTAATGATGATAATCATTTCTTTGAATTAAAAGATGCTGAGTTATTGAAAGAAAGAATTGACCAATTAACTACAGTATCAGAATATATTGGTACATATTTCTCCGTTGAATGGGTAAGAAAGAATGTTCTTAAACAAACAGATGAAACAATAGAAGAAATAGATAAACAAATTGCTACTGAAAAGAGTGTTGGTACTATAGCTAAAGATGCTGGTACTGAATTGGGCGGACCAGATGGGGGTTTTGGAGAACCTGTTGGTCAATTTGATGATGATGAAGAAGAAGATGATGATTATCCAGATGCAGATGATGACAATGGTAATGGTAATGGTAATGGCTCAGAAAACCGAAACTTATAAATAGTAAAAAGGATTATATTATGTCGAAAAAAGGTATAAAAAAGATGGTAGATTCAATTGTTAGTGGAGATTTATCTCAAGCTAATGCTGAATTTGATACTGTGTTACAAGCTAAACGCACAGCGGAATGGGATAATGCTAAACTTGTTTTAGCACGATCATCTTTTGATGATATAGAAGATATTACTCCTGAGCGTGAGCCGAAAGTTACATACGAACCAGTAGACACGGGTATTACAGGAGAACCAGAGGAAAAGGGATGAAACTTATATGCGAACATATAGATGATATAGAATATATTTTTGAAGATGATTCAACTAGCGAAAAGAAGAATTATAAAATCCGTGGTGTGTTCATGCAGGCAGAAGTAAAGAATAGGAATAATCGTATGTATCCTATGGCTGTTTTAGAAAAGGAAGTAGCCAGATATAACAAAGAATACGTCCAACAGAACCGTGCATTTGGTGAACTTGGACATCCAGAGGGACCTGTAGTAAATTTGGAACGTGCTTCGCATATGATAACAAAGTTGCAGGCAGAAGGCAAAAATTTTATAGGTGAAGCCAAAATTATGGATACTCCTTATGGTAAGATTGTAAAGAACTTGATAGATGAGGGCGCAAAGTTAGGGGTCTCATCTAGAGGTATGGGTTCATTAGAACCAAGAAAAGATATGCAGATTGTTAGAGATGATTTTTATCTAGCAACTGCTGCTGATATTGTCGCAGATCCGTCCGCACCTAATGCCTTCGTTGAGGGTATCATGGAAGGTAAAGAATGGGTATGGGATAATGGCATTGTAAAAGAAATTCAAATTGAAGAATATCGTAAAGAATTAGCAAGAAAATCTAAAAGAAATGAAGAAAAACAGCTGAAAATCTTTGCGGACTTCATGTCAAAACTTTGAATTTTATAAATAACTAATATAGATAAACTAACAGGGAGTTATCCGAAATGACAGATATTAATACAGAACTGGAGGCTATCGCTGCAGAGACACTTGCAGATGATACGCAACTAGATGAAGTTAGCTGGGATGAACCCAAGAAAGGTGCGGCGCCGGCTGAAAAAATGCAGTCTGTTCCGGGAACTCGCCAAGATATGGGTCCCGCTGTTGTTTCTCCAGATGCTCCTTCGGATCCTGGTAAAGAAGCTTCAAAGAAGGCTACGCAGTCTGATAAATTGCCCCGTAAGGGAAAACCTTCTAACGCTTCTGGAAAAGTAGAATCTGATAAACCTTTAAAAGCTACTGGCCCTACTGCAAAGGAAGAGGTCGAGGCTGATGAAGATGATCAGATAATTAGTGAAGATGAAACTGAAGATACTACTACAGAAGTAGTTGCTGAAGCTGAATCTCAGGATGAAGAAGAAGTGAAGGAAGAAACTATAGAAGATCGCTTATCAAGTATGGACTTTACAGATGATGTTAAGGCCTTAACAGATGGCGACGATGATTTTTCAGATGAATTTAAGCAGAAGGCGGCTACAATTTTTGAAGCTGCTGTTAAAGCAAAGATTCGCACAGAGTTGGAACTTATGACTGAAGCTTTTCAAAACGAATATGATTCAGCTATTGAGGAAGCTAAAGATGGCATGACCGATAAGGTTGATGGTTATCTTAACTATGTTGTAGAGGAATGGATGAAGAATAATGAGATGGCCGTTCAACATAAAATGAAAACGGAAATCGCAGAAAGCTTTATTCGAGGGCTCAAGACTTTATTTGAAGATCACAATATTGCTATTCCAGATGAACAGTTTAATATGCTCGATGCAGCTGCCACTAAGGCGGACGAAAGCGAAGCTAAGTTGAACGAAACTATGGAAAGAAATATTGAACTTACTAAAGAAGTTGGTGAGTTAAAAAGGAATGAGATCCTTTTAGATGTAGCTTCTGATCTAGCAGATACAGAAGTAGAAAAGTTTGCAGAGTTGACAGAAAATGTTGCGTATGAAGGTGAGGAGGATTTTCGTGAGAAAATTGCTACACTGATGAATTCCTATTTTCCGAAAGCCGCAGCAAACGGTGATGACACAGCAGCACCATCAGAAGATACGGAAAATTTAGATGTGTCCGACACAATGGCTGCTTATATGACTGCTATATCTAGAACAGAAGCACGTTCTGGTATGGCTTCTATAAAACAATAAAATAGGGAGAAAACTATAATGTTTCAAACGGAACAACTACAGGAAAAGTGGCAGCCAGTATTACAGCATCCTGATCTCCCAGAGATCAAAGATGCTTACCGTCGGGCAGTTACAACAGTTATCCTGGAAAATCAAGAAAGAGCAATGCGTGATGACGCTGAGTTCCTTTCTGAGGCAGCTCCTACTAACCAAACTGGTTCAGCTATTGCGAATTGGGATCCAATCTTAATTTCGTTAGTGCGTCGTGCTATGCCTTCACTTATTGCTTATGATGTTTGCGGCGTACAGCCAATGACAGGTCCTACAGGACTTATCTTTGCAATGAAGGCACGTTATACGTCGCAGTCTGGAACAGAAGCGTTATTCAACGAAGCTGACACGGATTTTTCCGGAACTGGAACCCATGTGGGTTCAGATGTACTAAAAGCCTTAAGCGCTAGTAACTATGCTTCAGGTACAGCTATGACCACAGCTGCTGCAGAAGCGTTGGGCGATTCCGCCTCTAATGCTTTCGCAGAAATGGCATTCAGTATTGAGAAAGCAACCGTAACTGCAAAGTCACGGGCTCTCAAAGCTGAATACACAATGGAACTCGCTCAGGATTTGAAAGCGATTCATGGTCTGGATGCAGAAACCGAACTTGCAAATATTCTTTCAAGTGAGATTCTTGCTGAAATCAACCGTGAGGTAATCCGAACAATCTATATCAACTCGAAACAGGGTGCTGCAGTTAATACAACGACTGCCGGTATTTTCGATCTTGATACAGACTCTAATGGACGTTGGTCTGTTGAGAAATTCAAGGGTCTTATGTTCTCACTAGAACGTGATGCTAACGTAATTGCTCGTGATACTCGTCGTGGCAAGGGTAATATTATCCTCTGCTCCGCTGATGTCGCTTCTGCTCTTACAATGGCAGGCCTGCTTGACTATTCAAGTGGTATTTCTGACAGTCTTACGGTAGACTCCACAGGCAACACATTCGCTGGTACATTGAATGGTCGCTTTAAGGTCTATGTTGATCCTTACACAAACATGGGTGTGCCTTATTCAGGCTCCGGCGCCACTGCTAACCAGTACTACGTTGTTGGTTACAAGGGCTCTTCCCCATATGACGCTGGCTTGTTCTATTGCCCGTATGTTCCATTGCAGATGGTTCGTGCCGTTGGTGAGAGTTCCTTCCAGCCGAAGATTGGTTTCAAAACTCGATATGGAATGCAGGTTAATCCTTTCGCTCAGGCAGCCGCTGCTACAGACGGCCCTGGCGCTCGTGATTCTAATGTGTACTACCGTAGAGTGCAAGTTACCAACTTGATGTAACAGAAGTTCACCGCTATTATAACAATAACAAGGTGATTTTAGAAGCCCCGCTCCCGTAAAGGAGTGGGGTTTTTCTATATAGGGGGAAATCATATGTTATTATCTAAAGCTACAAAAAAATTAATTGGTGATTTAGCAGTCACTGTGATGGTATTCTCATGCCTAGCATTTTTAATTTGGATGATTTATTTCTTTCAACATAATAAACTGGTGTTTCAGGTTATACATACTTGAAACGAATCAACGATAGCCCTATAGTAGATGACATAACGGCTCAGATAAACAAACAAGGCTATTGGAAGAACCCTCAGACACAATATAATTGGGAAGCAGGTGAGATTATTCGTGTATCTAAAATACGGTCTATCTACAAGACAATCAGTTGGCGTATACTAGCCACTACAGATACATTCATTATCAGTTACTTTATCACAGGGTACATCAGTTGGGCTCTTACGATAGCCTCTATAGAGGTGTTCACTAAGATGGGGTTGTATTACTTCCATGAGAGGGCGTGGCATCGAATTAAATTTAAACGACCTTGGTAATCTTATAAATAGTGGAAAGGTATTTTGCCGTACGATGAGCTCTGCGGATACCTATAGGAGAAAAAATAATGGCAAGCACAGCACAAGCTTTAAGAAATAAAAAACAAGGTAGTTTTGTTATCAAAATTGAAGGAGATGCAGCTGATACTACAACAATAGATGCATCTTCTGCCGGTACAAATATGCCGGAAGATGGTACAGCAACTATTAGACGTATCATGTGGACAGTAGAAGATGGCCAGATCACAATAACATGGAAAGGAGCAGCCGATGCGGTGGCAACAAGATTGTCAGGCAATGGTAATTGGAATTTTACACAGAATCCTCCTGTAATACCTAATAATGCAACAACACCTACGGGTGATGTAACCGTTATTAAAACAGGTGCTTCAGATTATACAGTAGTAATCGAATTTGGTACAGGCGCTATGCAAGAAACTGCAGCAGCGTAATATAGATGGCAACTGAATACGGTGGTTCTACTAGCACTGCTTCATCGGGTACGGTTGGCGCCTTAAGCAGGCAGCCAACCGTATTCGATTATGCTCAATCTAATCAGTTTAAATTATATCTACCACTATTTCCAACAATGGAATGGTTTGTTGTTCGAGCCGCTGTTCCGGGAATGAATTTAGGACAAGCTACACAAGTAACTCCTTTTGTAGATATGCCTCTTGTTGGTGATAAGATTGTATATGATGCTTTTAATTTAACTTTTTTGGTTGATGAAAAATATCATAATTATATGGAGATATATAATTGGGTAAAGAATATTGGATTTCCTTTTGAACGAGAAGGACAATTTAATAAATTACCTAGAGCGGATGGTATTGATAGAAGTGGTCATAAACAGATGCATCCTGTTACAGGAAAAATAGTAGACAGTAGCGATAGAAATTTATATACTGATATAGAATTAACTATTCTTACTAGTAAGAACAACCCTATTGTTAGAATTACAATGTATGAAGCATTTCCTACTAATTTGGGGGCTTTAGAATATAGTCAACAGGAATCTGACACTGATTATGTCAGATGTGATGTTACTTTTGCCTATAGTTGGTTTGATGTTAATTCTTTATAAATACTTTTGGAGGCGGCCTGAGGTCAATTTTAAAGTTAATTTTAAAGAAATCTTCCAAAATATAGTTGTTTAATTGATTGGAAGTTTAAGATGTAAAGCACAAAGTAAGTGATTGATTTTGGGTCGCCTCTGCTTTTTATAATGGATATATTATGGATCTCGAAACACTACAAAATCAAGCTGATATTGATTTAAAAATAGATGATACTGAATTAGACCTAGAGTCTATTCGTACTCCTCAGCTGCACAACAAATACCTTAAATTATTTACAAAGCATTCTTTGCAATTAAAAAAGGTAAAGGATGATTATGATGGACTGTATAAATTAAAGTGGGAATATTATACAGGGAAGGCGCCGATGAATGTTTATCAAGCTGAACCTTTTGATTTGAAGGTACTCAAAGCGGATGTTCATATCTATTTAAATGCAGATGCAGAACTGCAAAAACTAGGACAACGACAAGAATATTTAAACATAATTGTAGTTTATTTAGAACGAGTATTACGGGAAATAAATAATCGTAACTGGAACATTCGTAATACCATAGAATGGAAGAAGTTTATTCATGGTGAATAGGTTTGAAAGTTACCCTTGAAAAATTTAATGAAGTATATCTCCGAGTCAAATGTGAGCAATCTGTGGCAAAAGAGCTTTCGGAGTTCTTCACCTTTGAAGTACCGAATGCAAGATTTATGCCGTCGGTACGAAACCGTGTGTGGGATGGTCGTATACGTTTATTCAGCCCTGCTACTGGTAAAATATATCTGGGACTATTATCGTATGTCCGGAGATTCCTCGCAGAAAACGGACACAAAATCGAATACGGAGAAGGATTAGTTCCGCCTAGAAGGTTGGATAAAAACTTAACAAAAAAATTTGTACGAAAAATTGAAAAAGGAATCCGAACAAGAGATTATCAGATAGATGCGATACATAATATACTTGAATGTGATAGGGGCCTCATTTTGTCTCCTACTGGTTCTGGTAAATCATTTATAATTTATGCTCTAGTAAGATATTATATTGAAAAACTAGAAGATAAAAAAATTCTTATTGTTGTACCTAGTACAGGTTTAGTAGAACAAATGTATTCTGATTTTGCAGACTACGGCTGGTTTCCGGATGAATATTGTCATAAACTTTATGCAGGAGCAGATAAGAATACTCCTAAAGAAGTAATCATTTCTACATGGCAATCTATTTACAATCTACCTAAAAGTTATTTCAGTCAATTTGGAACAGTGTTTGTGGATGAGGCACATCTAGCAAAAGCTAAATCGTTGACAGGTATAATGACCAAATTACATGACTGTAAATATCGTATAGGTCTTACTGGTACACTTGATGGTACAGAAATACATCGTTTAGTTTTAGAAGGTCTTTTTAATAAACATAAACAAGTAACAACTACTTCAGAATTAATAAGAAGAAAACAATTATCAGATTTACATATAAGCTGTTTGGTGTTAAATCATCCTAAAGATAAAAGAAATAGATTTAATTATCAAGAAGAATCTAGTTTACTAGCTGTAGATCCAGCTAGAAATAAATTTATAGCTAATCTTGTTAAAGATCAGGAAGGAAATAGTTTAGTCTTATGTAGATTTATAGTGCAATTGGATCATCTTTATGAAATGTTAAACAAAGATGTACTTAGAAAAGTGTTTATGATATATGGTGGAACAGATACAGAAGATCGTAATGAGATAAGAGGTATTGTAGAAAAGGAAAATAATGCTATTATTATAGCATCGTATGGTGTATTTTCACAAGGTATTAATATTAAAAGACTTCATAATATTATATTTGGATCACCATATAAATCACAGATCAAAGTGTTGCAATCTATAGGAAGGGGTTTGAGAGTTGCTGAAGATAAAAAACAACTGAAAGTATTTGACATTGTAGACGATTTGAGTTATAATGGAAGGGAGAATTATACTTTAAAACATTTTAAAGAAAGAATTACAATATATAATGAACAATCATTTGAATATGATATTATACCTGTTAAACTTAAAAAGTAAATAAATAGTACCATGGAAGAACTCCTAAAGATTGACAAAGGTAATGAAAATCATTATAAAGTTTTAAAACTTATTGGTGGAGATGAAGTATTTTGTAAGGTAGTACAGGAATTTGCTGATGCTTTAGTTGTGGAAATGCCCATGACTATTGTTAAGCATCAAATGATTGTTCCACCCCAGCACCAGAAACCTACTGAAAGGAAGGTGATTGAACATACTGGGTTGGATCGTTGGATGAACTATACCCATGATGAAACGTTTATCATATATAAAGAACGTATATTATCTTTTGGAAGCTTAGCTCCCGAAGTACTTGTTTATTATAAAATGTTAAGTAAAAAAGCTAAGATAGAATCTGGTCATATGAAAGATGTTGATGAGAATGAGATTATGGAACATATCCAGGAGAATTTAGCTAGAGTAGCAGCGATGATGGGTGAAGATATGGATGAAATGGAATCAGAAGAAGCTCCAACAGAAGAACTTATAGCTACTAAAAGAATACTCCATTGATCCATGGATACTCTCTTTCCTCGAAGGGACGCTGTCCAGCTTATCATGCTTTTAGGAGTTTGTCAACCCCCAATCTAAAGAAAATTAAGACTTGACATTTCACTTTAGCTGTGTTAAGCTTATAGTGTCTTAAACATATAAAGAAGGCATTTAATTTATGAAGAAGTACATATATTTGGCAGGACCTATAGCAGGTTGTACGGCTGAGGAAGCAACAGGATGGCGAGATTATGTGTGTACATTTTTTCCGTATGGTATTATAGGAATATCTCCTTTAAGATGTGAACCATTAAAGGAAGGAATGACGTATACAGAACCTGGCGCTACAGAAAAGAAGTGGTCTGATCCTAGAGCTATTGCAACAAAGAACTGGCTTGATACAGAGTCATGTGATTTGGTGTTGGCTTATCTACCCAAAGAATTAAACGAAAGACGTCCCTCATATGGTACGACTATCGAAATTGGTTGGGCGATTGGATTAAGAAAACCTCTTATCGTTGTTTCTGATGATGACTATTTAATGAATCATCCTTTAATCAAACATAATGCATCATGGCGCTTTGATAATCTCGAAGATGCTGCAGATGTTATTGTTGGATTGTTTGGTGATTATGTTGGACCCGTACAACACTAATAGGTTCTCCATAAGGAGATCAAAATGGCGAAGCGTAAGAAGGACCCAGTACATTATGTAGATAATAAAAAGTTTTTTGCTGCTTTAGTAGAACGAAAAGAACAGACAGCTGAGGCCGAAGCAATCGGTGACAAAGCTCCACAGATTACCAATTATTTAGGAGAATGTATCCTAAAGATTGCTAATCATTTGTCTTATCGTCCTAATTTTATTAATTACACCTATAGAGAAGAAATGATATCTGATGGTATAGAAAATTGCCTTCAGTATATGGATAGATTTGATCCAGAAAAATCAAGTAACCCCTTTGCATATTTTACACAGATTATTTATTATGCATTTGTTCGTAGAATAACAAAGGAGAAGAAACAACAAGCGATTAAAGAAAAGTTGTTAAAGGAATCAGATATTGAACAGAGGATTGCTTTACAAGCTCATGATGATGATGGCAAGTACCAACAACAGTTTGTGGATATGTTAGAGAAATATACATTTCATGCAGACCAGGATGAATAGTTAGTGAAGGTAGCAATAATTACAGATACACACTGGGGAGGTAAAAATGACAATTTGGCGTTCTCTGAATTCCAACGGAGATTCTACGAAGGAACTTTTTTCCCAATACTTGATCGGGAGAAAATTACAACGATACTTCATTTGGGTGATGCTTTTGATCGCCGGAAGTATTCTAATTTCTTATCTCTTAAACTAGCAAAAGAAATGTTTTTTGAACCTGCAAGGGATTTCAAAATACATATGCTTGTAGGCAATCACGATGCTTACTACAAAAATAATAATGACGTAAATTCTATAGCATTAACTTGTGGAGAGTACGATAACATAATTTTGTATCAAGACATTCCAGAAGTTGTAGAGATAGGCGGGTGTCATATTTTATTTATACCTTGGATAGCATCAGCACATTTTGTGCCAGCTATGAACATGATAAAGAAGGCGAAAGCTGATATTGTTATGGGACATTTAGAGATCAATGGTAGTGAGATGGTACCAGGTCTTTATTGTGAAGGTGGTTTAGATAGAGAATTATTTAAACGATATGAACGAGTATTTTCAGGACATTACCATACCCAACAAGACGATGGCCATATTAGATATTTAGGAGCTCCTTACGAAATAAATTGGAACGATTATAAGACCAATAAAGGATTTCATATTTTTGATACCGAGACTAGAGAATTTGAGTTTTATCAGAATCCTAATCGACTGTTTAAAAAGATATTCTACGATGACGGCCACAGTTGTGATGAGATGCTCAACATGGATCTTTCTCAATATGAGAATTGTTATGTTAAAATATTTGTTATTCAGAAGAATGATTTTTATGCATTTGATAGGTTTGTAGATAAGTGTTATAACGAAGGTAATTTTTATGAATTGAAAGTGGTAGAAGATTTTTCAGATTTAGATCCAGATGCTATAACAGATGAAGTGGTAGAAGTGGGTGAAGATACTATGGCGCTATTAGATAGATATGTAGAAGAAATTGATAGTCAAGCTTTAAACAAAAATAAATTGAAAAGACTATTAAAGAATTTGTATGTGGAGGCCAGTGAGATTGAATGATAGTATTTGAAAAGGTTATATGGCAGAACTTTTTATCAACAGGTAACACTCCAATAGAAATAGTTTTAAATGAATCTCCTTCTACACTTATTATTGGAGACAATGGCAGTGGAAAATCTACAGTTTTGGATGCTTTGACGTTTAGTTTGTTTGGTAAGCCCTTTCGACGTATAAAGAAAGACCAGTTGGTGAATAGTGTTAATGGTCGAGATTGTAAGGTAGAGGTTGAATTTAGAATAGGACGTAAGAAGTTTTTAATACGAAGGGGTATAAAACCTACAAAATTTGAGATTTATATAGACGGTAAGTTATTAAATCAAGATGCTAGTTCAAGAGATTACCAACGACATCTTGAAAATAATATATTAAAGTTAAATCATAGATCATTTACACAAGTGGTAATATTAGGATCGTCATCTTTTATTCCTTTTATGCAATTAACCGCAGCTTCTAGGCGAGAAGTTGTGGAAGAGATTTTAGATATCAAGATTTTTTCTATGATGAACGTCTTACTCAAACAGAAAGTTAAAGACAATAAGGAAAAAACTAGTGCTATTTCTTATGAAAATAGTTTATTAGAACATAAAGTTCTTTTGCAAAAGGATAAGATTTTAGAAGCAAAAGAAAAAAGTAAATCTTCTCTCAAAGTACTAGAGAAAAAGATGAAGAAAAATGCTGATGATATGAAAAAGTTGGAAGATGAAGTATTAATATTGAAGGAGTGGGTGTCAGAATGGGAGAAGGATATTTTACCCAAACATGAAAAAGTAGATGAAGATAGAACAGAGTTAAAACATATAAGATATAAGATGGACCTTAAATCATCTGTGGCTAAAAATGATATAGAATTTTTTGAAAATAATGATGAGTGTCCTACTTGTGATCAACACATAGATGAGGAGTTTAAGAGTAAGGCTATAGAGGAGCGTACAAATAAAATGATTACGACTGCTTGCACCTTAACTGAAATAGATGCACGATTAACAGAAATGGATGCTCGTTTTAAGTTGTATGAAAAAATAGAGGGTGATAAACGAGAACATGAGGTAAATATAGCTAAGAAAACGGCTTCATCAGAATCTATTTTAGATTTTAATGAACAGGTATCTAAACAGATAAATGATATACATAATGCGGGGTTATTCCTTGAGGAAGATAAGAAACGGTTACAGGAGTATCGTGAAGATACAAAGAGGATACAAAAAGAAAGAGAAAAAATCCAAGACCAAGCAACCTATTTCACGATTGCGAAGCAGTTGCTTCAGGACTCGGGAATTAAAACCAAGATCATTAAGAAGTATCTACCTATCATGAATAAGTTGGTGAACAGTTATTTAAACCAGCTGGAGTTTCAAGTTAAGTTTGAGTTGGATGAACAGTTTAATGAAACGATTAAGTCTAGATATAGAGATGTGTTTAGTTATGATAATTTTAGTGAAGGTGAGAAGATGCGAATAGACTTGGCGTTACTTTTTACCTGGAGACAGATCGCTAAAATGAAGAATAGCACCAACACCAATTTATTGGTATTGGATGAGATTTTTGATTCTTCATTAGATGTAAATGGAACAGATGAATTTTTGAAGATCCTAAATACTTTAAGCAATGAGAATATATTTTTAATCAGCCATAAATCAGATTTGAATGTAGATAAGTTTGATAGCCTGATTAGATTTGAAAAGGTACAAAACTTTACACGGTTAACAACATGAAATTAGTAGAAGAAACAAACCCCATATTGATGCAGAAATGCAATCCTTTTGATTTTGAAGAACCTGTTATGGATCCATATGAATTAGCTGAAGGATTGCATGAGATAAGAAAGAAAGGAGGGGGAATTGGATTAGCTGCACCCCAAGTAGGAATTCCTACTATGACTTTGGTTATTGGTATGGGCAACTTACAGACAGAAGGTACTGAAGATTATGACCAAGTGTTTTTTAATCCTAATATACTTTCATTTGGAGATGAACAGTCGTATATGATAGAAGGTTGTTTAAGTTATCCAGAGTTGTTTGTTAAAGTAAAACGTCCCACAGAGATTGTAATGGAGTGGTGGACTGAAGAAGATACTAGATGTGAAGAAAAGTTTATTGGTATAACATCTAGAATTATACAACATGAAGTAGATCATTTAAATGGAATTACTTTTCTTAGAAAAGCTAATAGATATCATGTGGAATTAGCTAAGAAAAAACGTACTTCTTTATTAAAAGTTAGGAGACTTCAAAAAAATGATTAAGAGAAGAGCTTTCGTATACTATGTAGCAGTAAAGTTTGCAGATATACTTCCAGAGAAGGTGCCAAATTATAGGACTATGGATGATGCAGATTTTATTAGCATATTAAGTTGGTGTGAAGATTGGGAACCAGAGAAAGTATATAAGACAGCATATAAAGAGTCACATATAGATTATATACAGACTTGGGATGAGTGGTCTAATAATATGATACCATTGCCTCTTGTAGTTAGAACAGAATTAGAAAGAGCTATGAAGATCCATGATGTTGCAGGTAATTTAAAAGCTATAAGAGCTTTTTCTTTTTTTTATAACAATGGACGTAGAATGATTTTGTGGGGAGGGTTATCCTTTTTAGCATTATGGCTTCTGTTTTAGAGTGGGACGATTACGCCAAACTTTATTCCGACAATGGATTGATAATGTGGTTAGACATATCGACCTTTTGTAATGCTAAGTGTCCTCAATGCCATAGAACTAACCCAAATGGACTTGGAAAGGTAGATTGGCTTCCTCTTATACAATGGTCCCTTGAAGAATTTGTAAAAGCTTTTCCCGAAACGACAATGCAACATATCAAAAGATTTGATATTTGTGGTACGTGGGGTGATCCTATAATGAATAAGGATATATTTAATATTGTTAAGTATATTATAGAAAATTCTTCATCATGGATTCAAATCAACACTAATGGTAGTATCAGAGATACAGAGTGGTGGTGGAATTTGGGTGTTCTTGGCGGTAAGAGATTAGAAATTATATTTGATATAGAGGGTACAACACAAAAACAACATTCACATTATAGACAAAATACAAATCTAAAGAAAATATTAA